AGTGAACAACCTAAATATTTGTGTAAGTAAATTCTTTTCTTTGTCTGTTAGTTCTTGCCAATCCTTTACATCTGTATGTAACGGTACAGACTCAGGCATCCAATGCATTTGATTTTGTAGGACGTAGTAATCAAACATCCATGGGTCATCAAATGGTTTATAATATTCTCTTGTGCTTAGTAGACTCATTTTTCTTTTTATCCTTTTTCTTAAATATGTTATCCCAATTGTTATTAAATTTTTCTCTATCTTTTATAGGTCTTTCTCGGCTACCTTTTCCTCCGTGCCATTTACTCATCTTTTGGCAAATAAACTTCTACATAGCTACCACATTTAGGACAGCTTAAATTAGTAACCATGCTGTAGTCTTCGTTTTCTTCTTCTATGTCGTGGTCTCCACCCCATATTAATTCCATGTTACAATGCCAACAGTTCATATCAACCCTCACATGCTATACATTCCACATCATCTAATTTAATACGTGGAACTTTTATGTTAACGTTCTCTGCGTTTCTAGCAGCATTAGACCTAAAGTAATATAGTGACTTTAATCTATTCATACCATACCAATGAACATCATTTACATACTGCATATATTCATCGTGTACTTCTTGTGGCTCAGTAGCTTTTGGTAAAGTAAAGAATAGATTAACAGATTGAGCCTGACATATAAACTCTTGACGTTTGTATGCATGTTCTATAATCCATATTTGATTTATCTCGTTAGCAGTTTTAAATATTTCTTTTTCATTATCAGTAAGAATATCTAAGTGCTGAACAGAGCCATCACTACCTGATATATCTTTCCAAATATTATCTAGTTCTTTTCCTTTTAAACCTTTTTCTTTTAAAAGCTTTTCTAAGTATTTGTTTTTAACTTGGTAAGAACCGGATAAAGTCTTGTGTGTATAGCAGTTAGCCCTATAAGGCTCAATAGAAGGACTAGTCCCACTACAGATGATACCACTACTAGCATTAGGAGCAATAGCAAGGAGATGACTGTTCCTATTTCCAGAGCCACTAATATCGGGAGCCTCACCACGTTCACTAGCAAGTTCTTGAGTTGCGTGTGTAGCTTGTAATTTAATATAAGTGAATGCTTTAAAGTTGAACCCAGTCGCATAAATAGATTCGAAAGGTATTCCACGGGACTGTAGATACGCATGGAAACCCATTGCACCAAGCCCGATACTTCTTTCTCTATATGCAGAGTAGGCAGATTTTGTAAAGCCTTCTTTACCTTCTTTAATATATTTTTGAAAACGTTTAAAGTTTGCACTATAACCTCCAAGTTGTGATGTGTCGACAGCATTCTCAATATAATGCTCAAGAATATTGTCAAGCATTGTTACTAAATCTTTGATAAAGTTTTCATCCTTTGACCACTTATCAAAGTGTTCTAAGTTTACAGAAGATAAACAGCATACAGCGGTTCTTTCTTCATCTGTAGGTAAAGTTATCTCAGAACATAAATTACTCTGACGTATCTTTAATCCTAAATCTTTTTGTTGTTTAGGTAAAGCAGCATTACATGTATCTATATTAACCATGTAAGGCTCTCCTGTTTCTGCTCTAGCATTTATAAGTTGCCACCATAAATCCCTAGCATTAATAACCTTAACAGCTTCATTTGTTTTAGGGTCTATTAATCTCCAGTCTTCATCTTTCTCTACAGCTTCAAGGAAAGCATTAGTAATATTTACTCCGTTGTGTAGATTAAGATTCTTTCTGTTGATATCTCCACCAGATTCTTTACGCATGTTAATAAACTCTTCAATCTCTGGATGAGATATATCCATGTAAGCTGCATAACTACCACGTCTTGTTGTGCCTTGATTGAAGGCTAACATCTGTGAGTCTACAACATGGATGAAAGGAATGCTTCCAGTAGAACGACTCCCATGAGTAGTTGAAATACCATTACTCCTAATATCGCCCCAATATCCACCGATGCCTCCACCTGAACTAGCCAACCAAATGTTCTCGTCATAGTGAGCAGATAAACCACCCCTGCTGTCAGGAACATAATTGAGGAAGCAACTGATAGGAAGCCCACGACTGGTTCCCCCGTTACTAAGTATAGGAGTGCTAAACATGAACCAACGAGAGGAACTGTAGTTATAAAGTCTCTGAGCCAATTCATAATCAGTCTCACCTTTGAAGGTGGCTCCGAAGACTGATGCTCTTGCAAATGCTTCTTGTGCATGTGTTTCTCCTTCCCAAAAATATCTATCTTTGAGTGTATCTAAACTAAATTTATCAAATGTTTTTTCTTTATCATAATCAATGATAATACCTAAGTAAGGTTTCTTTCCTACTTTATCTTCAACCATTATCTTGTTCCTTATTGTTTACGTGTAATGCTATTATAGCATAGTGAATTATTTTCATCAAGTCTTTATTATCTTTGCCATTCTTTTTACCAAACCTCATAGCATACTTCATAATGTTTCCAATACAAAAACCTTCTCCATATCCTGAGTCAATAATCATATCGGTAGCTTGATACTTACCATTAGCATAGTGTTGGTCATAAGTGTTACCTACATATGCTTTAACTTCATTTAAAATTTTATCTTCATTAAACTTATAATTAACCATTCTTCCACTCCTTTGGTAAAGTATCTTCACTATACCATGTAAAATTATTCTTTTCTGCCCACTCAGCATGGGTTCTTTTTGTTCCGTCTTTTCTACGTTTTGCTTGAGGCATAGGAGAATAAGGAGTCAAGAATAAAAACACTAACTCTTGATTTGGTTTTAAAGATTTTCTAATCCAAACATATTTGTTGTATTCTTGGTAGTCCCAAAATCTACCCTTGGCTTCAAGCAAATACTCTTTACCATTTATAGTCTTTACAAAATCAGGTTCGTAATTATGTTCAACTACATAAGGTATTTTATCTGAATGATGTTCCCAAGATTGTAAAATACTTGTATGCAATTTGTGTTCCCATTTGGAATCGTATCCTTTAGGAACATCTTTCTCTTTTGGTCTAACCTTTCTAGGTTTTCTAAAACCTACCATTAAATTACATCCGAGTACGTAATATCATTTATATCTTTTTTTCTTAAAGCTTTTTTAATTCTTTTAGCAAACCATCGTGGAGTATACGCAGACACTATGTATCTTTTATTAGCGTACAAATGAGTATCTTTAGGTAAATACTTATGATAATTTTTTGAAGATACTTTTTTTTGTTCTTCTTCTATAAGCATACTCTTTAACCATTCAACAACAAAGTCCACTGAAAGTTTATTTACTTGTTTTGATTTTCTTCTGTTCATAATTTTATTTTTTCTACTTTAGGTTCTTTCACAATATTCGTGAAATATATTGGTCCTTTTGCATACTGATATGCTTGTAATCCTTTACCATCGTTAGAGTCTTTATGGCATTCTATTTTATGCGGACACCAAGTACAACCTCTAGCTAACTTCATGTTGCCTGAAACACCTTCAGGTACAGGGTCATAACAAAAATCAGGTGGCTCATTCTTTACAATTATTTCTTTTACGTTTTCTATTTTAGAAACTATGTTAGGCTTTTCCATATCGTCAGGTATGTAAGTACAAAGCTCTCCTGTTTCTTTATTCATAACTAGGAAGCCACCTTTGTTAGTCCCTTCAGCATGTTCATATCCTGCAAGTTGAGACAAGTATCCGAAGGCATCATCTTCACTTAAAGTTCCTTCTTTAAATTTCTTAAATGAATATCCTGATGCTGTCTTTACATCAACAACCTCGCCATCAATCATGCAATCCATATGTCCTTTAATACCATCTACAGTAATTTGTTTCTGCATGTTAGTAAGTTTATGACCTGATAGTTTAACAAAGAAAAGAATTAAAACCTCAAGTAAATGCCCATACAAAAATTTTATTTGAACATTAGGTGCTAACTTTTCTGTTGTATCTGAATCAGTATGAGCATCAAACCATAATCTTCTTTCAGGTTTACCTATGTTTGACATTCTTAAGTTTTCTTTTGTTTGAGTTTGAGGAGTAGCCCAATGTCTTAGAGCATCTTCCATGTCTTTACCAAACTCTTTATACATATTGTCAGATATATTTAATTCATTACCCTCTGTAAGAGAGTCAAGAACTTTATATATATCGTCTACAAGTGTATTAAGTTGTTTCTTTTTCGGCATTATCTGCTTCCTTGAATGCTTTAATTACATCCGATGAAAATAATTTCTGTAAATTAACAAGAAACATCCTACTTGCTTTGTGGTCTCCACCACTTACTGTTTTAAACGTATCTAATTTATCTACGATTGTTTTAAGAACATCTGTTTTAAAAACTAATGTACAAAATTCATTGTCGCCAACACAAAGATTATGAAACCAATAGTCTGACTCAGTTGCTCTAATTCCTGATGGCTTACCCCAAGACTCATACTCTATACATATGTTTCCTGTTTTTTGCCATAAATCTTTTTCAGATTTCACTTCTATTTTTTTCTTGGTAAGCATATCTGCTACCTTTTCTTCTCTTATTGTACCATATTCTAGGTCAATGTCAAACTTTTTTCTATCTTTTTTATTTGGTTTCATCAGAACCTCCTTCTAAATATTTTATAGCTCTTTTAAGTATATCCGTATCGTCTTTGAAACATCCCAATGCTCTGTTACATAAATGACAAAGCCATCCTCTAAAATCTCCACTAGAATGTGAATGGTCTATTACCCAAGAACCTGCATGATTACCTCCTCTTTTAGCTACTTCTTTTGAATTTCCCAAGCATAAAGGACATGTATAGTTATCAGAAGGCATACCGTATTTATCTTTTAAAATTTTTCTTTCTCGACTTAACTTTCTTACACATTGTCTACAGTGTTCTCTTCTAAAAACTTTTTCTCCACTTCTCCAAGGAAAAGATTCTAGAGGTTTTACTATGTTGCATTTTGTACATAGTTTATTATTATCATCTTTTATATCTAAAACAATTTCTTTAAAAAGAGAAAGCTGTTTAGTGTGTTTCACTCCAGTTTCCTCCTATTTTGTATTCGCCATCCAAAGGACAACGAAGATTAAAATGTTCTCCGGCTTTTCTAATACTCTTTACAGCAAACTCTCCTACAAAATCAGCTTTACTTTCAGGAACTTCTATCTGCCATTCATCGTGTATGTTTGCTACAAACTTATAGTCTATGCTATTTAGTTTTAGTAGGTTATCTAATATAACTAATCCTTGTTTCATTACAATAGCACCTGCCCCTTGTAATAAGGTATTAAGGGCTGCATGTTTATGCCTTAATATAATTTTTCTTCCGTCTAATCCTTTGAGGTAACCCTTTTCTGATGCTCGGTCAACTCGTTCTTTAAGAGTTCTAAGTGAAGGGAGACTACTAAGAAAGCGTTCTCGCAATGCTTTACCTGAGTCCCTGCTTCCTCCAATAATTTTTCCAATTTTTTCATCTCCTGCTCCGTATATGAGGGCATAGATGAAAGTCTTCGCCTTATCTCTTGATTCAAGTCCAGCAAATCCTTGGTTAGCTGTTTGAATGTCTCCGTTGATAATTTCATTTACATACTCCGCGTCAGCCATATAGTGTGCTAACATTCTTAATTCTAAACCACTTGCATCTACTCCTAAAAGTTTATAACCTTCAGGTACAGTCCAACA